AATAGTTTATCCCCATTTGAAAAAGAAAAGGCGTTAGAACTGCTTAAAATGGATATACTAGAAATGGAGCAGGTTACTGAAAGATGGAATAGTGATATGGTTTCTGATAGTTGGTTATCCAAAAACACAAGACCACTAACATTACTTTACTTAACATTTATGACTACTTTGTTTGTTATTTTAGATAGTAGTGATAGCCCTTTTAAAGTAGGTAGTGAATGGGTAGAACTTCTTAAAACACTTTTAGTTACTGTTTATGTTGCATATTTTGGCAGTAGAGGCTTTGAAAAATACAAAAAAATCACTAAATAATATATAGTTATATATATATATATATAGTTATATATAATATTGATATATAGTATAACAAGTATATAACATATAACTACTATATAACATCTACTATATATAGCATATAACTATAAATAAAAACTACTATATAGCAGTTAGTATATATGTGTTTAAAACTATATTTTTAGATGTTTAGAAGTAGGCTTATCTTTGGCATATGATAGAAAACATATTAGCAGAACAAATAACAGACAATCAGAAGATAGACAAGCTACTAGAATTAGATTGCAACCTATATACAAATCTAGGTAGTGATAGTACAAAGACCGAGAAGCAAGAAGTAAAGCGTATGTCAAGAAAAATATATAAAGCAATACAGGGTATCAATGAGCCTATTGGTAAGTCTTTATTACAAGCTATGGATAAATGACTAGAAGCAAAATAGTTAAAAAGCTAGATAGTGTGTTCAGCCTATACATCCGCAATAGATTTGCAAACAATGGCAAAGCTGAATGTTTCACTTGTGGTAAAGTAGATGATGTAAGTAGATTACACGCAGGACACTTTATGAGCCGTAAACACTATGCTACTAGATGGGATGAAACAAACGTACAAGTACAATGTCCTAAATGCAATTTATTTGGTCAGGGAGAACAGTACACCTTTGGGCTTAATTTAGACAAAGAGTACGGAGATGGTACAGCAGAAAAGTTACAACAAAAAGCTAGAGGTTTAGTTAAATTGTCAAATGATGACCTAAATGAGTTGATTGAAAAGTTTAAAGTATAACCTGCACTTGTAGGTTAGTTTCTCTATATGTTTGTTCGAAAAGGGGTTGGTTTTATTACTGACCCTTTTTTATTAAAATATTTTTTGTAAGTTTGCCTTATGACATATAATGAGGATTTATTACGGCTAAGAGAAGCAGAAGCCGAAGCATTACGAAAAAAAGTAGAAATGCTTGAAGCAAAAATAGAGATACTTACACAACAAATAATGACAAATGATATATACGAGTAAAGTAAATACAGTAGTAAAAGGCGAAAGTTTTAGACTACCTGACGGAGTTACTATGAATAAATACACGGTAACATTCGCTAATGGACATAATCCTAATGTTTATTCCCCTAAAGAATTGACATTTAATGAAGGAGATGAAGTTGAGTATGATTTAGACCAAAATAAAAACAAGGCTAAAATACTTGGCAAGAAAAGTAGTGTAGCACCAACCGCTCCACCTGCTCCTAAAGGGAACTATTCTAATCCTAAAGATGATGTACAACGATACATTATAAGACAAAGCAGTTTAAATAGAGCAACTGACTTGTATGCAGGAAAAGAAATAAATACAACTGAAATAATTAACTTAGCACGCACGTTTGAAAATTACGTGTTTAACGGATAAAAATAAATATTATGACTAAAACTTGGGTAGACGGATTGAGAATATTCGACAACAAACAGGAATGGATAGTTTGCGACATTAAAATAAATGCAGACGAGATGATAAATTGGATTAACCAAAATAGAGCAAACGTCAATGAGCGTGGTTCTATTCCAATTACAATAGCTAAAAGTGAAAAAGGATTGTACTCAATGCTAAACACTTATGAAGTACAGAAGTCAAAGGAAGTAACAACAGCACAACATTCTCCTGACCGAGAAGCAGACTTGCCTTTCTAATGCTTATACAGCTAGACAACCACATAAAGAAGTTAGACGAATACCGAGCAGGAACCTTAAAAACAGGGTTAAGGCTTGGTATTCCAAGACTTGATGAACACTTTAGGTTTAAGTATGGAGATTTTAATATCATACTAGGACACGCAAACGTAGGGAAAACATCTCTAGTCCTGTACCTAATGACACTATACGCTATGAAGCACGGCATTAAATGGCTTGTGTTTAGTAGTGAGAATGAGCCTTATTCTATTATAAGAAAAATAGTAGAATTTAGAGAGGGCAAACCGATAAACAAAATAGAGGAAACACACTACAAGGAGCAAGTAAAGTGGATAAACCAACACTTTAAATTTATTGATGGTTCAAAGCTATACACTTACAAATCACTACTTGATTTGGCACAGCACGTAAAAAAGGCTTGGGATTATCAGGGTTTTTTATTAGACCCTTACAACTCACTAAACAAAGACAAAGATGTACTAAAAGGTATATCAGGACACGAGTACGATTATCAAGCAACAAGCGAGATAAGAATATTCTGCAAAGAGAATAATATAAGTACTTGGGTATGTACACACGCTGCTACACAAAGTTTAAGAGAGAAACACCACAAAGGAGATTTTTATGAAGGTCATCCTATTCCACCTAGTGCAGCATCAGTTGAAGGTGGGGGTAAGTTTGTTAATAGGTGTGATAACTTTTTAGTGATACACAGATACATATACCATCCTGCTGATTGGATGTATTCACACATTCACGTTAAAAAAATTAAGGACGTCGACACAGGTGGCAGACCAACAGCGATGTCAGACCCTATAAGACTAGAAAGCGTAAAGAACAACGTAGGCTTTAACGTAGAGGGTAAGAACCCTATACAATATCCTAAACGTGAGCAAATAGAACTGCTATGATTACTTGCGAAGATAATATGGAACTAATGGCAAGGTATGAGGATAACCACTTCGACCTTGCTATTGTAGACCCTCCTTATGGTATTGGAGATAAATTCAAAGGGGGTAAGACGGGTAAAATGAATTTTAACGAAGTTGTAGATAAGGGGTGGGATATAAAACCACCAACAATAAATTATTTTATTGAATTACAAAGAGTTAGTAAAAACCAAATAATATGGGGAGGCAATTATTTTGTAGATAATTTACAAAGTAGTAGATGTTTTATAGTTTGGGATAAAAAAGTAAGTGAAGATTTTAGTTTAGCTATGGCTGAATTAGCTTGGACGAGTTTTGATAAATTAGCAAAAATTTATAGACTTTCAGTACCTAAAACAGGAAACAAAATACACCCAACACAAAAGCCTGTTAAACTTTATGAATGGCTTTTAATGAATTACGCTAAAGAGGGGGATAAAATACTTGATACTCATTTAGGTTCAGGCAGTATAGCAATAGCCTGTCATAATCTAGGCTTCGACCTTACAGCTTGTGAACTTGACAAAGAGTATTACGATGCAGCAATAAAACGAATAGACAACCACAAAAACCAACAAAGACTATTTTGATAACCGACATACTAACAAGCAAACACAATAAATGGATAAGTTACTGCCGTAGTTGGGGGTGCAATCCTGACACATCAGAGGACTTGGTACAAGAGATGTATCTTAAACTCCTAGTGCTTATACAGAACGGTATAGATATCTCGTATAAAGACGATATAAACGATTATTATATTTATAAGGTGCTTCGTAGTATGTTTTTAGATTTATGTCGTAAGGAGCAGCGTACACAAGTTGTAGACCTAACAGACGATTACATAAAACACTTAATAGAAGAAAAGACAAAGGTAGAACTTGAAGATGAAAAGATATTTGAAGAAGCCTTTGACAAAGTAAACCAAGCACTAAATGAGATGCATTGGTACGACAAAAAGGTATTTGAACTTGTACAGGACACTAACAATATATCTGCACTATCTAGGGAAACCAATATAGAGTACAGAAGCCTTTACAATACCTATCAAAAAGTTAAACGCAAAATAAAAGATAAGCTATGAGATTAGGAGATTTAGTATATTACATAACCAAGTACACAGGTATTAGATATATTTACAAAAAGATATATCCTCAATGTAAGTGTGATGAACGTAGAGATAAATGGAATAATATAAATATAAATTAGTATGCCTAAAGGATATTTAAATGACGAACAGTTAAAAATATGGGCTGATTATCTTTCTGTAAAAGACGATTACAATTTGACAAAGTTACAGTATAAAATGATATGCGAAATTCACGCTGATGTTTTTGCACATCCATATCACGAACCAAAATGTACCAAGTGTAATTCACAACGCATTAAAAATTGGCGCAACCAAATACACAAGGTATATGAAGATAGAGACAATACATAATTTTGAGAAAGCCCTAGTAACTGCTCTTAACCTAGACGGTTGGAGATTAGTACACACAGGGGAAACAATGCTCCCATACGATGCACAGGGGATTAGCCCTAAAGGACACAAGGCTGTAATCGAAATGAAATTCCGAGATAAGTACTATGAAACCAAAATACTAGAGGTTGGCAAGTATAACAATCTTATGAAGATGGATAGCGATATTCAGAAGTTTTACTTTGTAAATGACCCTAAAGGAAACTATATGTTTTGGCTAAATGACCTAAAGGATTTAAAGCCTAAAGAACTGTATTGCCCTAAAACTACAATGTGGAACACCAACAAACAAAATAAAAGTGTATATTTGTTACAAGAGAAACAAGCTATAATAACAAACATATATGATAACAACGACATATCCTGAATATATAAATGAAGTAGCAGAGCATCTTGGTAGATTAAGAAACGAAAGTAATTCTAAATTAAAAGAAAACAACCCAAGATATAAGCGAGGAGATTTAGATTTATATGTTGATGTTTTAGGAATTAAAGGGGAACTTATAGTGTCAAATTATTTGCATAATAAAAACATAAACCATAAGTTAAATACTTTATTAGATGATAAACCTGTTTGCGATTGGGATATTAAAATAGAAAATAAAACTTATGACGTAAAAAGTTTAGGTTATAAAAGGCAAAATTTATTAGTTAATGAAGAAGCACATAAAAAAAAGAAAATGGATTACTATGCTTTTGTTATGCCTTTTGATAAAAATAAAGCATATATTTGGAAGTATAGTTATAAACAAGTTTGTGATTGGGAAGTAAAGTTTTTTGGTTACACTAATGCCTATTGTAAAAAAGTAAGTTATGAATAATAAAGATTTTATCGCTATGAGTTGGGAAGAACGCATAGACTATTTTAGAGGTGTAGGGTTAAGAACTACATTTAATATTGCTATGGATGATGACCATCCTTTATGCATAGATGCAAATGATTACCTAGACGAAAAGAATGAATAAGAAACGAGCAAGTCAATCAGCAAGAATACAAGAACTAGAACAGCATATAGTTAAAATATATATGATACTAGAACAAGTAGTAGAACAGCTAAAAAACAAGGATGAACAGGGAACTACTAAAACTTAAATTTCAAGGAGACTTTACAGCAGCCTCTCACATCATACAGAAGTGGTTAGAGAAAAGCCCTGACAATAAAGAACTGAAACACGTTACGGAGTATTTAACAAACTCCTATATTTATGCGACAGCTTGTGAGATGCAAATAAAAGAAGCCAACGCAATTATAAACAGATTAAGAGAAAAGAGAGATAAGCAAAAAGAACTAGCAGACGATTACAAAGAACTATACGAGAAACTACAAGAGAAAACACTATGATAACATTACTAAACGGAGAGAAGTGGGATAGACAAGAGTTGCTATCTAAAATGGATGATGATAGCTTTTATTATGGGCATTTAGGTAAACACGCATTAAGTAGCAGTAGTATTAAATTGTTACAGACAAGCCCAAAAAAATATCATTACATTACAAAGTACAGCAAGAACGAAACATCTCCTGCTTTACGTGCAGGGCATTTATTCCACACAGCTATATTAGAGCCTGAAAAATACAGCGAGATAAAATTCATAGACGTACAAAGTAGAAACGCTAAAAAGTTTAAGGAAGCAGTAGAGGAGTATGGCGAATGTTTTACAGCAAAAGAGCGTAGCGAAAACGAAAGGTTAATAGATGCTTTCTTTAAAAACGAACAAGCCTTACAACTTATTACTGATTGCAAAACAGAAGTACCTGCTATTGGTAATATAGATATGATGCCATTTAGAGGTAAGGCAGATGTATTAGGTAAGCAAGGTATAGTAGATTTAAAAACTACAACCGACATACGAGCATTCCCCTATTCAGCTAAAAAGTACGGTTATGATATACAGGTTTATATATACTGCCAATTATTCAACATACCTTATACAGAGTTTACGTTTATAGCTTTAGACAAAGGCACACTAGACATAGCGATATACGATGTATCAGAGGACTTCTATTTAGAGGGAGAACGCAAAACACTAGAAGCAATAGACAGATACAAGATGTTCTTTATAGAAGATGCAGACCTAGACAGTTACACATTAAGAGGTACACTATGAAACGATTTATAAGCGATATGGAAACCATACAACTAGCCATCAAGCTAGGAGATTATGAAGATGCTTTAGAAATGCTACAAGAGGTTAAAGAAGAAATGATTATATTAGATGCTTTAAACTATGATGCGTAAGACCACACTAATAAAAAGTTATGCCTACTTTAAAGGACAATTAGAGTGGGCATACAAAAACACAAACGAGAAACTAATAAACTATTATACAGATGAAATACAAAAACTTCTTACTAAATACTACACAAAGAAACAGGGAGAACATACAACACCTAAAAACTTTGATTGAGAAGCAAACAGGAAAAGACATAACAATAAACACTAGACACAGAGAAATAGTATTTGCTAGAAAGATATACTACAAGATACT